TTAACTGACGACACACCCTAGATCTCGTGCCAGAGAGAGAATAAGCTGTGTCTCTCCGTCCATTTCGCTATAGCGTAGATGTTCCGGCAGAAGCGCCAGAATGATTTCGGCCTTCAGTCGCTGACCTTGTGGAGTGAGGGCGGGAATGGCCGCCAGTTCTTCCAGACAGTCACATTCTTCCATTACCAGCGCATCAAACCGAGCCTCATAAGCATCTGCTTCAGGCGTATTGCAGGCTGGTTCTGGTTGCTTGCTCATAGCACGAGCAGCAGAATACGCCGCTTGAAACCGCTGATGGCTTGCAACCAAAGGCGCGTCGTCCAACGAGGTGGCGGCTACGGTCGGCGTAACCGCCAATAAAGGTGCAGTCATGATTCCTGCAAGCACACAACGGCGTTGTGTGGTAGATAAGGCGTTAGCCTTTGGCATGGGGTAACCTCCCTGCTTATGGTTAGAGAGGCTTGCGGTGGTCTAGACCGCTTGCCTCTCGTCTTTTTTGAGCCTATAAAATCATCATGTCAACACTTAATGAGCCTAAAAAAAAGCGCCTTGGTCGGCCCCCTGTTGAAAGTGAGCAACTGCGGTCGAGAGCAGAAATGCCGTTAGTTCGTGCCGTTGATGCATGGGCTGGGGCCAACGGTGTTACGCGTGCTGAAGCCATCAGACGTCTCATTGAATTGGGACTTAAAGCTTCTGAAGAGCACGCCTAGAAGTCCTTCGTTCTCTCATACAGAAGAGCTCATGCTATGCATGAATGACAATTGACAACCAAGCGCTGTTTCTTTCAGGATTAGAAAGATTTCAAGGCGGTTCATCTGGGGAGGCGATAACCATGACCGTTGACGCTTCTCAAGATACTGATCTGCTTTTTAAAATAGAAGGGTTCAAGCTCTCCAGTTTATCCTTGTCTAGAGTAAGAACTTATATACTGCTCCTAAATAATTTGGTAGGGAAACAGAAAGAAGGAGTTCATCTCTCCTTCATGCAGAATGGTTCTTTAGAAGCAGCACTTTCTATTGAGTCTAATACTATTCAAAAAACCAGAGATTGGTTATATGCGGCTTCTTCTCCATTAGGAGGTGAGCCTAGAAGAGCTCTTGAAAGCTTACGAAAAGCCATTCGCGAAGATGGCGGCACTGGTGCCACCCTTTGGGACATTAGTGCTCAAGAATTGATCCTGACAATTGACCCACAGGAAGACACCTCCTCTGCTCCGCAAATCTTCTCTCAAAAAGATACGTTACGCGGTCGCATTACTACCTTAGGGGAAGCTGGGACTGGCCGTGGCTATACCGGCATAATCGGTGGCCACGGGAAAGCAATACGTTTCACATACGAAGACTCCATAGCCCCTTTACTCAAGCCACTTTTGTGGATGGGAACCGTAGAGCTATCTGGCGATGCCAAATGGAGCCGCGATCAGGAAGGCCAATGGAAGCTAATATATTTTGAAGCAACGAGTGTCAGGGAACTCCAGCAGAATAACCTGAAGGTTATTAGCGCCAGAATTAGAAAAAATGGCGGCTTTGGCTTTAAAGAAAAAAACCTTAGTAAATTTTTGAAGGATGTTCGCTAGAATGTCTGGTAAAGTGATTTTCGACACTAATTTTTTGACTTATTTTAGTGACGCGGCAGGTGGATTTGACTTCAAACCTGTAGATGAATTCGACACTTTAGAAGACCGTTTTGACTTATTGATGGAGCAGCTTGCTGCCTCTGCTAAAGAGGTCATCATACCGGCTCCTGTGTTGGCAGAAGTTTTGGCTGCAAAACATGCCAATGAAGAAAATATACTTTCTATAATATCAAATGAAGCAAATATAAAAATTTCAGATTTTGATAAACGCCAGGGTATAGAATTTGGGTGCATGTATAGGAGTATTTCTCGTGGCCCAGAAAACCGAAATTCTTTTAAGTTCGATATGTTGATTTTAACATGTGCACGCGTAGAAGGTGTAAGAACTATCTACACAGCTGATAGAAATCTAAAAAAGAAAGCTCAAGCTCTGGGTATTCGAGCAATTTCATTTCAAGATCTTGAACGACCACATGAACAAAAAATGCAAAACCCTGATTTATTTAGTTCTATAAATTAACAATATTTGATTGCCTCTGTGAAAATTATAAAGCCGAGCATTACTATATTCGAGGTAATTGATGCTGCAATTAGAATAGCTGCTATTCCAAGGCAAACCCCCTCCCATTTTGAAAAGCGATAAGCGACGTAAAGCTTTAATTCGCGAGTCTTTAAATTCACTGCTCAGGTTCTCCCTTACCTATGTCACCCGCCTGCTGCTCCAGCGGGACGTTCGTGCTGTTGACCAGCACGGTATCGCCACCCTGAACAGGCGGCCGGCTCCGCTTGGCCCGCCCTTCGTTAATGGTAATCTGCCCGCTGCTGATTTCCTGCGCCGTGACCTGAGCCGCCTTCAGCGGGTCCATGGAGAGCAGGCCTTCGCGGTCAAACTCGGCATAACAGGCTGAGCCTGAAAACAGCTTGGCGTTCAGTTCCGCTTCAATCCGCTTCAGGTCCGCATCCAGCGTGAAAATCAGGTAGGCCAGCGTGTTTTCAGAAAGGCCGGTGCCCCATGATGTCGTTTTCTCCGTCTGGTTCAGCAGATGAAGCGGGACACCGAAGAAGCGGGAAATATCCGCCACCTGATACCCCCGCGCCTCAATGGTTTGCAGATCCTGCGGGCTGAGCTGGAACGGGGTGTATTTTGCCCCTTCATCCACAATAATCGTGCGGCCCCAGTTGCTCACACCCGCATAGTTCTGTTTGAGCTGCGCCTGCATCCGGCGGAAGGCCGGGTCGCTCATTTTGTCCGGCACCTGCATCACCCCGCTGGGGAGCGCTGCATTCTGGTGCATGCGGCCGGTGCGCTCTTCCATCGTGCGCGCCAGACCGATGGAACCCCGCGCAAACGCCTGAATGCGGGACAAACCCTTGATCCCGTCAAAGCCGGGGCCGGGAATGTGCAGCATTTCGTCCTGCGTGAAGGTCTCTGTCGTGCCGTCCAGATGGGTGCAGACGTAGAAATTCACGCCCCGGATACTGGGCACCCGCACCACCTGCACCTGCCACGGCTGGAAGCATTCAAACCCGACAACCCTGCCCGCGCCGTCATACCGGATGGCGCTGAAATGGTTGCCGGACAGCAGGACATTGATGCCCCACAGTTCCCGCCAGGCGAACGCCGTCAGGGACCTGCCCTGATACGGGATGACATTCAGCAGAGGGGCAAGCCGGTGGTTTGGCTGCTCGATCCGCTGCCCGTCTTTCTCCCGCTTCCAGATCTTCAGCGGCAGGCCTGCAATCACGCCGGCTTCCAGCGTCACGCACCGATAGACGGCTGAGCAGGCCATTGCCGTCTGCTCTGTCACACGCGGTGCCCAATCCTGATGCTCCGCGCCACAGCCGAGCCACTCTGACCAGCTCGGGATCTCGGTCAAAGGCGTGGTCGGATCTTCGGGGTTGCCCGCAGCCTGAAATGTGGGCTCTCTGCGCTCCATGCGTGGGGCCTGTGTGCCGAACAGCCTGTTCAGGACTCCCATAACTCCTCCCTGTCATAAATGCTGCGCTTAGGAGGCTCCGGGTTGCGGGCCATGCAGGAGACTGCGTCAAAGAGTGCCATCAGCGGGTCGATTTTCTTGCCGCCTGCCAGTTGCTTGGTGATTTCCACATTGTTGCCCTTGGCCTGCGCCTTTGCGTTCCCCACGGCCCACGCCATGATGGGCCGCGCCCCGTGAGAGAACGTGCCATCCGCCAGCTTGCGTTCCAGCGTCTTGATGGAACCGGTCATTTTCCAGCCCTGACTGATCCCGACGATGCGCTCCTGTTCAATGCCCGCCGCATGCAGAGCAAAGACAATTTCCGCGACCCCGGCCGGGTCCAGACCGACCATGCAAAGCTTGCCCGTCTGGTCGATCTCTTTCACCAGATCCGCCAACTGCAGGTTGTCGTCCCGCATCTCCTTAAGGATCACGAGGTCGTCCTCTTTCTCGAAATCCAGATAGCGCGGGGCCTCTTCCTTCCGGTGCTTCAGCACATCCTTAAACACCCAGCTGCGCTGCCAGTGGAGCCAGTCCCCGCTTTCTTCGTCCCGTCCCAACACGGCCAGAGAAAGAAAGTCATCCAGACCGCCGCCATCAATGCCGCAGACAATCACGTCAGAGCAGTCCTTCAGCAGGTCCAGCGTCAGAACCTTATTGCCGCGCCGTTCCCAGTATTTGGCCCCGGCCCATGCCTTTTCCCGCAAGGACAGACCGACCTGAACATTCAGGTGCTTGGCCATCCAGACCCGCAGAACACCTTCCCCGGCCTCTTTGGCCTGCGCATATTTGTCGCGCAGGAACTCCTCTGACACAGACACCCCGAGATTGGGGTTCGTCATGTACCAGTTATCCGGGTCATGCTGGCCTTTTTCGTCCAGCACGGACTGAGGAAACTCATAGATGACCGGCAGGAACCGGGGTGCGCTGATCTTTCCGTCCCGCACTGACCGGGCATAGTCCAGACGACTCTTGAACACCCCGGCAGGCTCTTCATCCGCCTGTGTGCTGAGGTAGATCACGAACCCTTCCGGACGCGAAGCAATACCGCCTGTCGCTTCCATCAGCATGTTTTCAGCCTTGGGTTTCTTCCCGAACTCCCACAGTTCATCGACCAGAATACCGGTGGCCTTCTTGCCGACCACGGAAGATCCGTCAGCCGCAACAACCTTGAGCGTGGCACCGGTTTCCCGGTGCGTGATGATCCTCGTGTAGTCCTGCACATGAAACAGGGCTTCAAGATCCGGATCGGCCCGGATCATGTCACGGGCGGGTTTGAAGGCGTTGTCGGCGGCCTCTTTCGTGGGTGCCAGAATCAGGAACTCAGCAGACTGCCGCCAGTTCAGAATCAGCACTGTGAGCATCACGCCGGCCGCGATGGTCGATTTGGTGTTCTTCTTGCTGACCAGCAGGAAGAATTCCGTGATCAGGCGCGTGCCGGTATCCGGGTCATAGGAACCGAAAATTGCCGCAGCGAAGTCCTTCAGCCAGTCCCGGCAGGACTCGCCGATGGTCGGTTCGTGCAGAACATCCACGATTTTGAGCGCATTGAAGACCGCCATGCCCTGCTCTGCCGCCTCAGGAAAAAGCGGATTGCAGGGCACTAGGCTTTCGCCGGCCTGAATGCGTGTTTCCCAGTCCGGGCAGGCCGTGGTCCACGTCAGCGCAGACGTTTTCTCTGGTTCGGCGGCTGGTGCGCGCTTGCGTGGTGCGGCCTTACGGCGGACCCGCGTAGGCTTTTTAGGCGCGTCACTTACCATTACTCACAACCAGCTTTGGGGACGGCATGCGGGCAAAACGGCCCGATGCGGCTTTTTCAGCTGCCTCTCTCCGCTCTTCCTTCACGCCCTTTTTGCCAGCCTTGCCCTGATCCATGTGCTGGATCTGTTTCAGGGTGCGCAGCGTCTCTGCACGGTCTTTGGTGCTGATGGCTTTCAGCATGGCGTTCCGGCGGCGCTCGTTGTTGTCGTCAGCCGTTTCCGTCTCAATCGCCTGGGCAATTTCCCCATGATGCGCCGTTGTATCCTCCAACTCACCGAGCAGGCGGGACGTAAGCGACGCCATGCGCTCAGTCAGGAGATGATCGGCAGGTTCAGCCGGGTTGGAGCGGGGCTTTTCGGGGGGTGGCGCGGTGGTGCGCACGGGATGGTGCGCACTTTGCGCGGAAGTGCGCACTTTTCCCGCTTTGGTGCGCACCCATTTCTCTGCACTGGCGCGCTTGCGGATGGCACTTTCAGAGACGCCATATTTTTCCGAAAGTTGGCGGTTTGATTGACGTCCAGCGCGAAAGTCCGTCTCGACCGCTGTCCAGTTGATAGCGGATTTTCTGGCCAACAGCCCCTCCCCTTGCGCTCAAAGTGCGCACTTCAAAACCTCGGAAACGGAAAATTTTTCACGCGTGGCACTGGCGCGGTTCAGGTGCCTCATGCTGTCTCAAGATTGACACTCCCCCTACCCGCTGGCCGCATGCGCGGCAGCTATGCATGACGTGAGTGCATGCCTCTAAGAAATGGCGGAAAACTGCCGTTTTTCAGTATTCCACCGCGTTTCGCTTTGCCCGCTCACGCGCTGTCTTGGTCGTGTGGCAGGAGCCGCAGAGCAGCTGGACGTTCCGTTTGTCCAGCGGAGCGCCACCGTCCTTCAGTTCCAAGATATGGTCCCCAAACAGGCGCGTGCCGGTGCGTCCGCACCGCTCACAGCAGTTGGGCCGCTCTGCCCTGATCTCTTTCATCAGGGCACGCCACTCAGGGCCGGTATAAAAGCCGTCAGCGCGCTTCGGTGGCTCTTTGGCTATGCTGGTGTCCAGAGCGCCAACAAGCGGCTTCAGGCACGTCAGAACCGCCTGTTTGCGGCTCATGTGTCCAGCTTCGCCATATCGAAGGACACAAGCTCCCACTTGGCTTCCGCGCCAGAGCGTTTGTGCAGGCGCACATAGTCCTTCGTGACGTCCAGCCGCACGCTGTTGGAAATGGCGGTCATGGCGCGCTGCCACTCTTCGTCATCAATTTCCAGACGGCGCAATGCGAGGATCTTGGCGGCTTGGAGCTTGCCAGCCTGCCCAACGTCAAACGCATCGAGCACGATGGCTTTCAGGTTGGCATTGGCACCCTCAGACCACCGGGTCAGCAAGCCATCAATGATGCTCTTGGCCGCCTGAATTTCCGGACCGAACGAAATGCAGTTGCCGACCGCCACCGTGACGCGCAGCGTGCCGTCATAGCTCGACAACGTGACGTTGCCTTTCTCGCCGCCAATCTTGGTGCCGTATTGGTCGGCCACCAACTCAAGAAACGCATGGACTTCCGTGAAGCAGAGCGTCTTGAAATCCCGCATGAACTGCCGCACCGGGTCACCCTGCTCATGCAGGCGGCGCACCAGCTCGTCTTGCAGCTTGTCAGATGGGCGCACGTTCGCTTCCGGTACCAACCGCCCGCGACTGTCCATCATGAAACCGTCAGGCACGGTTTGCATTGTCGTTCTCCGTCATTGTCAGGTGTGCCCGCGCCGGTTGCGTCAGGCCAGAAGATCCGCGCCGACCGCATCTGGGTTGGCGTGGCTGTATCGTGTCGTTGTGGCCAGCGAACTGTGACCAAGCTGCGCCTGCACCCAATGGACCGGCTGACCGGCATCCAGCTGGTGAGACGCAAAAGCGTGGCGGAGCCAGTGTGCTGACGCATCATCAGGCAATCCCGCACGCTTCGCGGCCCGCTTCACGACGCGATGAGCAGCGCGAACGTGGAGCGGACCGCCATCATGGCCGGGGATTACGGGCGCATCTGGCCCGCCATCGACCTTCACGGCCATGATCTCTTTCCACAATGACGCAGAGACCTGGACATGCCGGGTCTTGCCGCCCTTGCCGAATATCGTTGCAATGCCGCCCGACTGGCGGCGTGTCATATCGCGCCAGCGTAGACCGCACGCCTCGGAAAGCCGCAGGCCTGTGCCATACAGAAGCGCCAGCAGTGCGTGACGGCGCGGGTCTTTCTCCGCCGCCAGCATGGCCAGCGTCTGCGGACGCGAGAGGATGCGTTCGTTCAGGCTGTCGCGCCCGCGCTCCAGACGGAACGCGGCACCCGCGTCATGCTGCAGGAAGCCAAGCTTTGCGCCGTGTGTGAGAACGGATTTGACCGCGCTCATGCGCCGCCGTCGCGTGGCGTCGGACGCGCTGCTCATGCTGTCATGCCACTCCTGAAGGTCGGCAAGCTGCACCTCAGCCATCGGCTTACCGGTGAAGCGGGCGAACTCCGCGACGTCTGCGCGGTAGGCTCGCGCCGTGTGCAGGCTGCGGTTATGGAGCCACGTTCTGACCAGCATGATATCAGCCGGGCAAAATGCCTCTTCTGGCGTCGCTGGCGCGGTCGATCTGGACTGATCACCGCTAACCATTTGATAATCCTACGTTATAGGGTCTTTCTGACCCCTCAAAAAGCGTCAGATAACAGACATTATCTGACGGGTTTGAGGGGGTGTTTGCGGGTTATCTGACACATTGCCGGACGGGCCGTGTCAGATAACTCTGCGTTATCATGTCGGTTTTCACCGGCATGCAGTGATGATTGCCGCCAGACCCGGAAGCGCCATGCTTTGAGGTCATTCATAGCTTGTACCAAACGCCAGAGATCTTTAAGATCAGGCATGTTCATTCCTGCTGCTTTCAGGGGTGGGCAAAAAGAGACCCCCGGCTGTTCACGCAGTGCGGGGGTTTCGTTTATTTTTCGTATGCGGGAACGTTATTCCGCGTGGGGTGCGCCGCCGATTTTGCGGCCCTTGCTGCCGGGGCGATAACCACGGGCCAGAGCGCAGCGGACCACGCCGGGGCGCAGGCGCTCCAACTGGCGGGCCGAGTGCTCCGCTGCCAGAGCGGCATCCACCCGGCGCAGACACTCTGGACCGATCGTGCCGACAATGCCGTTAAGGCACCCTGCCCTGACAAGAACCGGCGCGCCGCAACGGGCCATGTGGCCACGGACGGCAGAGCAGGCCGCCAACGGAACATCTGCCCGGTGATGCGGCAGGCACGGCGCTGCCAGTGGCACCACCGCACACAACGCACCGCGAACAGCCACCACAAGGACCGGCCATTTTCCGCGCAGCACAACGGCCCCACGGCAGACGCGCTGCTCATGATGGCTCATGCTTCTTCACTTTTCTGGAGACATAAAAAAAGCCGTGGGCCCGGTTGGACACACGACTTCGAAGATTTTGACTATTTACTGTGAGTTAGGGGTAAGCGTCAATATGTATAAGAGCAATATTGTGTTATTGAGTTACAAAAGAAATCTCTTTTCCTTGGGGATCGGTAACGGTGAATGTCACCCCCTTACCCAGTGGATTATTTTTCATATTCATAATTATCACTAAACTTTCCCAAGCTCTCGATTTCACATCATTTAGTTTTTCTTTTATATCTAAAACTATTCTATCTAATTGGTTCGACTCCAGTTCAAATTCATTTAATTCTTTCTGTGAAAAGTTAAATTTTATGAGTATTCCTTCAGTTTCTAGATTGCCATTTTCTCTTTTAATTTTGATTATTTTATCAAGAACTAAATTTCGTTTCTCGTTATAGATTTTTAGGAAATCGAGTGCCCCATTAAAATCTGCATCTAAGCAGGTTAAATAATTTAATAAATTAGCTCCTCCAATTTGAACCGCCATCCACAGTTCATCTGTTGATATTTCAATATTTGAATTGCTCATTCTTATTTCAGGAACTGTAAAAAAATATTTTTCTCCAACTGTACTTTTGTCCATGCCAATTTTAAAATCACCATATAAATCTTTTGATGTAGAATAAATAAGATTTATTTTATGATATAAAGTAAATGTTGATATAGAAAGCTTTTCTTTATTTTCTTTGTTTTTTATGTTTTTATTATAAAAATATGTAAATAATATTGTTACAACGCTTCCTATTACAGCACCAAAAACCCCAACACCTCCAGATATCCAAGCATCAACGTGCTTCGTGCTGAATAAACCGCAAAAAATACTCATTTAATTTTCCTTGTGGCTTTGAAAGCCTAACTGAATAAGGCGGCTGAATCGCTTCAGCGCGAGTAATGTTTTGTGCTTTGGCCCACGTATCAATGACGTCCCGCTGAGAAGCCGGAAATCTAACGCCCTACATAGTATCTAAGCCTGTAGCTGGGCGGCCTCTTTTCGCCTTCTGGGTTTATCTATGAGCATCCCTGTTTCTGCTCGATCTCAAGTGCAAGCTGGATGAGGCGGCGGGCAGCTTCAGCACGCGATGGGAGATCGGCCTGTTGCCGTCGCCATGCATCAATTTCATCCCCCATCTCGGGTGGAAGGCGCAATTCAAATCGGGTGGGCTTACGTTCCATAGGCTCCACATACGTCTGATACGGTTCATACGTCAATTACATTGACATGTATTCGTATGATACGTTAGCTACGTATCAGCCGGAGCGATGCTACCAACATCGACCCCGGCCTAACCTCAAGCAGGGAGCTAACCCCATGCCCAAGGCTAACGCCTTATCTACCACACAACGCCGTTGTGTGCTTACCGGAATCATGGCCGCACCTTTGCTGGCCGTCGCGCCCGCTGCGGCCCTAGCCCAGCAGTCAGATGATGTGCCGCTGTTTGCCTGCCATCAGCGGTTTCAGGCTGCGTATTCTGCGGCACGCGCCATGAGTAACCAGCCAGAGCCAGCCTGCAACACGCCAGAAGCCGATGCTTACGAGGCCCGGTTTGATGCTATGGTCTTGGAAGAGTGCGCCCGTCTGGAAGAACTGGCCGCCATTCCCGCCTTCACCCCGCAAGGGCAGCGCCTGAAGGCCAAAATCATTCTCGCACTTCTGCCGGAGCACCTGCGCTATAGCGAAATGGACGGAGAAACGCAGCTTATCCTCTCTCTGGCGCGGGATCTAGTACGGGAAAACGCAGCATGAGCACCGTAATGCCGTTCAGCTTTGATGGATATGCCGTACGGGTGCTGACCCGCGGCGATGAGCCGTGGTTCGTGCTGGCTGATGTGTGCAGCGTGTTGGATATTGCCAACAGTCGCAACGTCACCGATCGGCTGGATAACGATGAAAAGGGTGTCCATACTGTGGACACCCTTGGCGGCCCACAGGAAATGAGCATCATCAATGAAAGCGGCCTCTACAACCTCATTTTCACCAGCCGGAAGCCAGAGGCCAGACGGTTCCGCAAGTGGGTAACGGGCGAGGTCCTGCCCGCCATCCGCAAAACCGGCAGCTACGGCCTACCCACCAAGCCGCAGGAGTGGTTCAACCTCTTCGCCCGCATCCTGTGCCTGTGGGACACTCTGGGCGAGGACGCGGCCCGGAAAGACTGGCAAACCCTCGGCCCGCTCTTCCCCATGCCCCGCAAACAGGCGGTGCGGATGCTGATGGAAGCCGCACTGGACCTCCCGCCCGGCGTTCTGCCACCCGAACCCTCAGGCCGCGGCCGAATGACTGAAAACAAGCGCATAGCCAGTCGCCACAACGGCAGCCTTGGCGGAAGGCCCCGCAAAGGCGAAAGCCCCCAACAGGCCGCGTCACGCCGCTTCCACATGGTGGATAAGGAAGTCACCCCCTCCCCCGATGGCTCAAACGCCGTGGTGGTCACCTATGCAACACACGAGAGGGCTTAGGTCCTCTCTTTCTATTGGCTCCCAAATTGCTCTGTGCCAGAACGGCTTAAAGGTATTTGAGCAAGGGAGTTATTCACATGCAGGTATTTTTGAGTTGGTCGGGACCTCGAAGCCAAAAAGTCGCTCAACTCCTGAGCGATTGGCTTCCCAAAGTAATACAAACGCTTGAACCATGGATTTCGACAAGAGATATTCAGAAAGGATCTCTATGGTCAGAAGTCATAGGTGACCAATTACAGGGCATGACAACTGGCATCATTTGCCTAACGAAAGAAAATATAAATCGGCCGTGGATATTATTTGAAGCAGGAGCTTTAGCAAAAGGGTTGTCGTCGAACAGAGTATGTACCCTCCTAATCGACCTTGAACCTTCAGATATTGCTCCGCCTTTATCCCAGTTTAACCACACACGCCCATCTTCTAAAGAGGATATGCTACATTTTCTGCAAACGTTGAATGACAGAGTAACAGGTCGAAAGCTTCGCTCCGACATTCTTGAAAATGCTTTGGATGTACATTGGACTTGTTTTCAAGATGCTCTACAAAAAATTATTAAAGAAACACCTGATACAGAAAAAATTCCAGATCGTCCGAAAGATGATATTATGAAAGAGATTTTGGAAAATACGCGCTCTTTAGTCGGAAGGATGAATAGATTAGAAAATACAATTCCAAGAACGGATAAACATTTAAAAATATCTAATAAAAATAATTTAGATGAAAAAATAATACTTAACCGGGCTAGAAGCTTAAGAGACGATGGCAATGAAATACAGGATTGCCATAGCATTCTTTGTGATATGTACCCGAAGGTGCATAATGATTATTTAGTTAAGTTAATCTGCGATGTTTTTAATGAAGCTCAATAGTGCTTCTGCCATAACCCTCCCGGCATCCCATCCAGCACCTCAACCAACTGCTCCAAAACAAGCTCAATAGCGCCTGAAACGCGCAGTTTGTGAGTGGAACCGGCCTCTGCAATAGCCTGCACGCTCATGCCGTCCAGCATCATGCGGCGCAGCAAGGTTTCTCCTGTTGTGCCCAGGGCTTTGCGCACGTATTCGCACCGGCTTACAGCGGCGGCGCGGGCCAGCATGATTGTGTGGGGGTCTGCCACGCCGCCTTTGCGGCCAGCTTCCGGGTCTCTGGCACCCAGCACACCGGTCTCATAGTCCCGCGCCCATAGCTCCGCAGCCGCCACATGGGCGTCTGTAATGGTGCCAGCCCGGCGCAGCGCATACAGTGCTCCAGACGAACGAAACCGCCTCTGCGGCGGCTGTCCCTTCTGCTCTTCAACGTAAACTTCCGTTACGTCGCCTTTGGCCAGTCTTTCCGGTGTTGGTTTAATCTCGCGCACGTTGCTGCCCCGTATGTTCTCGTCTACCGTCCTTTGGCGTCACGGGGTTTCTCGTGTGCATGCAAACGGCGCTGCAGAGTGGTGATTTCCAGTTCAGCCTCTGCGCGCCGTTTTTGTTCCTGAGCCAGTGCGGCCTTCAGGCTTTCCATCGCATCAATAGGGTTTGTCCGGCCTTCCGCCCGCAAGCGAAGGTTACGCACCAGCATGCTCAGCCTGCCCGGCTTCATGCCGCCTCCTGCACACCATCGCGGAAATACGCCTCATAGGCGGCACGGTCCCGCTTGCAGTCCGGCAGGCCGTGTTTGGCGGCTATCTCCGGCCATTCACGCACCACGCGCCCAAAATCCCCAAATTCCCGCATGGTGTTGCCAAACACCACGGCTTGCTGCGCCCACGCCTTGGCCGCCTGCCGCTTCCACTCAGGCTCAGGGGGAGCTTGTGGGCTGTCCTTAGCCTCCAACTGCACCACCTCTTCGCCGCTTATGGCCCGTTGCACCGGGGCTTTGAAAACGCCCATTGTGCGCGGAATTTCGCGGTTTTCATCCATTTTCCGGCGATGCGCGGCAATAGCGGAGACAATCAGATCTGCGGAAATGCCCTGCCCCAGCCATCCCCGAGCGAATGAGACCGCAAATCCGGCCTGATCTGCCCCAAGGCCGGAAGCCGACATCATCCGGGCTGCCAGCTGCTGCACCTGAGCTTGGTCCACAGGCTGGGTTTCGGTTTCGTCGGTTAGGCTAGAATTAGAACTAGAAGGGATATTTATATCTCTCTGATCTAGATCTATGGGGAACCCAGCAACCGAAATTTGGCTATCCCCAGACGCATTAGCTTTTTTGCTTGGGTTATGAGCGGCACCCTTCCCGCCATCCACAACACCCATCAGCGGCATGGACCGCTGAGCCTGTTGCGCCTGCACATCCTGCTCCCGGCGCGCCTTATACTCTTCCGGTGTTTCCCCATTCCGGCGACGGCCACCCTTGGCGCCATTCAGCCGGGCTGCAATCTGTTTGCGCGTCAGCCCGTCCGGCACCGCACCAGTTTCCTGCATCTGCTGCCACTGCCGGTCTGCCTGCGCCTTACGGGCCGCCCGCTCCTCTTTCCGCGACAGGCGATCATACAGATGCGGGCTGAACAGCGCCCCGGCATCATCCCGCGCCATGAAGCCTGCCTGAATGATGACTGGCAGCGTACGGGCCAGAGCATCGGGCTCCAGCCACGCCTGCCGCGCTACCTGTTCATCCGTCAGAACCAAGGCCCCGGCACGAAACACGCAGGAGCGCAGCTCTTTCAGGGCGTCCATCAGATTCGTGACGACGCCGCGCAGTTCTGGTGACATTGAGCGCAGGATCCGCATGGGCGTCACGCTGGCGCGGTCAAATTCCATAATTTCAGGGTGAGACATCATCCCGCCTCCCTATCGGAGACCACATGGGGCTGGTTGCTCTTTTGCACCTTGTGAACACAGGCCAGAGCCCGGTCCAGAATGTGCTTGGCATGCATCAGCTTGGGGGCAATTTCCTGTGCTTCCTGCGGGTCTATCCGGCCATCACTCAGAATACGCACGGCCGTGGCCAGCACATCCCCGGATGAGACGGCAAACGCACTCATGTCCTCCCCAAAATCACCGGGGCCGACATGTAGCGGCAGCACCACGTAACCAAGCGCTTGCGCCATTTCCATCAGGTGGATGGGCCGCTCCGCGCAATGGTCCAGATCTATCGCCACATCAAGCGGCACCACGCTGGGCTGCGTGCGGCTGGTGTAGGCATGCAGTTGCGTTTCCTGCACGCGGGTAAACCCGGCCGCAGACCGGAAGTCCCCAATAGCCTGCACAGCTGCCTTGGTGGCGGTTTTGATGCCCGCCAGAAAGCGGGATGAGAATGGAGGAATCATGCCGCTATTCCTTCATTTTTGAGATTCTGTCTGGGGGCATTGGGCGGCGCGTTGCCACGCCGCCCGCCATCGTCCATTCTTTGTTTGCCCAAACACAGAATGGATGATTCATGACCAAAACAGAGAGGCATAGCTCTCCATTGGACAGGAAGTTGCAAATCGAACTTCTGGAAAAAATGGCTGCTGTCTATCCAGCATATCTTAATGTTGGCAAAATTCCCCAAAACAACGGCCAACACGTTAGGGCCGTTATCGCCAACATTTACTACCTGATGGAGCATGGCCTGTGCATAGCGCAGGAGTTTGATGAAATTGGTAGTGATGTTCATCTTGGGCCGCCAAAAATCACGGCAAAAGGGCTTGATTTTCTTGCAGATGATGGCGGACTGGATGCTATTCTTTCTGTAGTGACTGTGCGGTTCGACGCAGATACATTGAAAAGCCTGCTGGCTAACAAAATTGATGAAACGGATGCTTCGGAAGAAGAGAAAACCTTTTTCAAGAAGCAACTTGAAGCCCTCCCCGACGCGGCCCTGAAAGCCGGAACATCGGAATTGGTGAAGCTAGGTCTGGTAAGTGTTCCAAACATATTTCACTGGCTTCAAACACTTGCTCCCCACGTATGAAGGCAACAAGCGTGAATTTCACCCGGCAAACGCTGTGCGCCAACTCAAGCACAGCCCAGAAGGAAGTGCCCTGAAGAGGTTCAGCAACTGTAATCCGTAGGCGAGAACCGCCTGAATACATATCAAACCATGCATCTCGACAGGAAGCTGCCCACCGAACACCATCCGGCTGACAATCGTCAGCAGCGGCGGCATGATTGGTCCCATTATGAACACTCATGCCGCAATTCCTTCAGAACCTGTGTTTTCTGGAACAAGAAGCTCCAAAGGCACCCCCAATGCTTGCGAGACGGCACGAAGCATCTGCGTCGGAATGAGAGAGGAACCTCTTACCCAACGAGAGACGGTTGGCTCACTCACCCCAATCAGGGCAGCAAGCTGAGCTTGGGTCTTCCCCTGCTCTTTAAGGATGGCCTTCAGAGTCATGCAGAAGATTTATTCTGATGAAACTTTCAGGTCAAGAAAGTTTTCTTTTGATTGCATCCACTCCCCCGCAGTTAAGGGGCAGAATGGTTGCATGAAGGAAAAGCAGCTTACCCCGGAAGAAGTAGCCAAAAACCGCCACACTCTGCGGTTCGTTAAGTCTTGGATGAAGCTGCGTAAAATCACGCAGAGAAAGCTTGCTGAAGATCTCAGCATGTCCGAACCGTCAGTTTCTAAGTGGCTGAACGGTAAGGTGAATATGACACTCTCTCAATTTGTGCGTGTTGCTGAGATTTTAGAGGCTCGCCCTGAAGAGCTTCTTTTTGATCCCGCCGAAAAAGATAAGGCGCAAAAATATAAAGAGGCGGCTGAACTGGCAGAAAACCTTGATCCAGCAGCTTTTGAGGCATGGATTGCAGCAGGGAAAGCTATGAGGAAACGAGACTAA